TCTTAGAAGACATGGCACCTCCGAAGTTCAACCTACAGCGTGTACAAGCTTTAGTACACGTTCTCGAAAGTCGTCACAGCGGTCTCCAGCGGGCTCCCCGTTGAATCGGTGGGCACGTTGTCGCTCGCATTGACAACCCGGGCGAAAAGCGAGGCAACCTCACTGAACAGTTTTTGCCGTTCGGCGAGGGTGCTGCGTTCCGGTAGGAAGAACTCCATGAGACAAGAGCAGTTGTACGCGAGCGTCGGAGCCGGCTGAATGCCGGTCGACGTAGACGCGGACGTCTGTTCGAGTGTCGGGAGGACAAGCTTCGCCGTCACCTTGTATACCCGACTCACTTTCGTGGGGGGGCGTACGGAAAAGGTAAGGCGAGGGTAACCGATGGCGATACCGCCACTACGGTCGACCCACGACGCGATCCCTTGGGGGTTGATCCCTTCGGGGCTCAACGTTGAGTCCACGCCGACCGCCGCGTCCGTCGTAAGACGGGCCAGGGCAAAGTCGAGCTTGGACGACAACTTCACTGCCGCGATAGCGGACATGTGTACATCCTAATCTAAAAGAAGGATTACCGTCGTCCCCCACTAATGAGAGAAGACGCTCTTAAGTAACGCGATAGCATTTGCGGCATGAGTAACGGAAGCTAGCCCGTTTTTAAATTGGGGAAAAGTAGGGGTCGGAAAAGCAGTTAGCTTAGTCCGATCCAGCTTAACCCAATCAACGAGATAACGACTGTGCTCAATCACAAATGACGTGTTATTAAGGCGACTCACCTGCTCATTATCAACGGCAGAAACCGTCCTATTCTTCGTAAATTGAGTTAGAGACCCGTCCAAGAAGACCAAACCATCGAAGGCAGAAAAAGCCTCGAGATAAGGTCCGATTGGCAGGAACCAATCAACTACGAAGGAGAACGGGAGGATTTCCCATATGAGGTTTACGGGATTGGTGAAACCAGTCTGGGCGAGAAATGACTTAAGCGGGTCAGCAATTTTGTACCTCAAGGTGTATCGAGCAGTAGTCGTGGTATGGAAGATATTCTTTCCAGTACCAAGGTTCTGACCAGATACAACAAGAGGGTCAAAGGAGCTCTCCGCGTAAGCCACGGCTTTTCCAGACGCGACAACCCGTTGGACAAAGGTCGTGGCCGATGCGTTAAGCACCGACAACGACTTTAAAGTCCCCTCGATATCCTGAAGTAATGGCTTCCAACCATACTGAAGCTCGAGCCAGTTACTGGCTAGTGACTTCGATATAGAAGGACGCCCTTTAGGCATCAAGGAAGGCTTATGTCCCGCGGTGAGAAAATGGATAGCCTGGGGGATGTTTCCCCTCTTAAGACTAACCAGAGCACGAAAAATCTTAGTCGCATTTCCTGCGATAAGACTAAACGTTTGGCCGATCTGAGCAAAGTCCTGCGCGAGATTAGCATCAATCCCAAGCTGGGCCTTGTCGATCAGTTTTCTCAACGCGTTATTGGCAGCCAAGGGCAAATGCCCAGGAGTGCCACCGGGGTCCGGGTAAGTTCTTGTATAGAGGCGAGTCCAAGCAGAGTAAGCAGACGGATTCGAAATAGTGAATGCCGTCGCTACGCTGATATTGGCCCCAATCTCCTTAATAAGGACACTATGCGGATTAACCGGTAGCGCCTTACTCTTAAGTTTACCAAAGCCCGGAGTACGGGAACCCGTCCATGATCGTGATTTGATCAGTTTCGAGGTAACCGTATCCGTGCGCTCATAAGACCCAGTCCGGGTAGTAGTCTCGAAAACGTCCAAAAAGGGCGTTGAGATATTCTCCGGATTAGGTCGAAGAGTGGTAGACCTAGGAACAAAAACAGGCCGGACAAGGGGTGACTTAACAACCCCCTTGGTCCACGAGCGGCCAAATCTGACCGCACGTGGGTACTCCGGACGGAAAACTGAAATCGGAACACGACCTGGTTTGATAATCTTACCAAGTCGAGGTAACCGAAGCCAGATCCGTCTCGTAAAGATAAACCCGCGTGAAATCCGGGAGTAATCGAGGCAGGCCCGAAGACGACGCCTATCGAAAGGAAGCTGGAACGAATCTTCAAGAGTAACGAGCCAAGAAAGCTCGACCCAAGGAGACGCGTAAACAACATCCTTCGAATGGAAAATCGTCAGACGGGCATACTCACGACCCCAGAAATCACGAAAGTCTACCTTTTGCCCCAGCAGGGACGAGTACTCTGGGTGCGAGGTAATGTAGGGACTTAAGACAGAAGCAACCATTATGGGTTGACCTCCATCATGGGACCATACTTACCAGCGCTGCTGGTACCTAGCAATAACCAAAGAGAATGGATCGCCGAAAGAGTCGAAGTGGGGTAGAGACAGAACGTCTTTACTTCACCGCTTAGATTCATCAGGTTCTCCAAACTCTCGATGGTTAGGTCGCTAGGATGTTGCCTTTGAAAGGCAACAGAGAGAGCAAGCTTCAGGGGAGAGAAGTTAATCCTCTCTCCCCTTTAGCCGTTACTCGGCGGGAAGATGCGCTAGATCACGCAGAACGGTAATAGCGGCGGAGAGCTCCTCATCAGACATCTCATCGGCCCTGCGATGAAGCATATCTGTCGATAAGCTGTGCTTACGCACAGCTATCTTCATATACGCGTCATACTGGGCTTTGAGAAGCTGACGATAGTGCTTCACACCGTTAGAACCGGAAGCGTCTTTAGGCATAAAACCTCCTAGTAATTGCTCCCTCTAGAGACCACTCACCTTAGATGGCTATATTAAGAAAGACCCGTAACGGGACCTTTCCGTCGGCATTACCCGCCGGTCAGAGCCAGAGTCACTAGCCACACGAAAAAGTGGCCGATGGCAAGGGCAAACTGAGCGATGAGGTCAGTCGGCATATAGCCTCCCTTTGGAGAGTG